TCGCTGCAACAGCAGGCGGCAATATCTATGGTGTTTATGGTGCTGGTACTTGGCGTCTGATGGGATACATCAACATGGCAAGTGCGGCATATAGCACATCATTATTTCTGAGAGTTGTTTAATGTTAGATGAAAATAACGAACCACCTTTCAACGAACCATTTGTTCCACCACCCGAACCGCCGCCATGCCCTGAACCACCACCGCCTTATGTATACCAGGTCAAAAACCTAAGCCATTTTAAGGACGGGGTAGTTGACTGCGAGATTCTTCACGAAACATTCGGGTGGATTCCATTTTCGGCAGTTCCCGGCGATACAGCGCCGGCTACTCTGGCGGTTTTTGAACACATTGCGGCGAACAGTGTTGACGTAGCCAGCCAGCCAGAAAGCCCCAACCTTGCCACCTCGATCACAACGGCGGAACGTGCATGGCGTGATAATGAATTGGTAGTTGCTGACGTAGAGCTCTTGAAAGCAGAAGACGCTGAACCTGCTTCTGTGAGCACCCCTGCGCAGTGGCGGCAGTACCGCGTGGACCTTCGCAACTGGCCCCAGTCGCCAGACTTCCCGGATTCCACCCTGCGTCCAGTGAGGCCGACCGCTTAACGATTACATGGCCGAATAAACCGGATCAGCAGCCCCCCTGACGCCCCGCCTTGCCGGGCGTTTTCTTTTCCGTTACGCGTTACAAGAACTAGCCCGAACGCCTCGCTTATGCGGGGCTTTTTCGTTTCTGGAGCATCACTTTATGAGTTTTTTTCACGGCGTCACCGTGACTCTAGTGGACACCGGGGCACGCCACATCGCCACCCCGTCCGCGTCGATCATCGGCCTGTGCAACACCTTTACCGTGGGCCCGCCGGCCACGGCCGCCGCCAACGAACTGCTGCTGATCACCCGCGAAAGCGAAGCGGTCGCGGCGTGGGGGCCGGATGCGGCGATCACCCAGGACTGCAAGGCTATTTTCAAGCGGTCGAAGGCGGTGATTGTCGCCGTCGGTGTGCCGTTGCTGGACGACGCGGCCGAGCAACTGTCCGCGATCATCGGCGGCGTTTGGGCCGACGGCACCCGTACCGGCATGCAGGCGTTGCTCAACGGCAAAAGCAAGTTCAACGCCCAGCCGCGATTGTTGGTGACGCCGGGGTACTCGTCGACACTGGCGGTGGGCACCGAGCTGGTGGCGTTGGGCGACAAGATGCGCGCCATGGCCATCATCGACGGGCCGAACACCACCGACGAAGCGGCGATTGCCTATGCCGCCAATTTCGGCAGCAAACACGCTTATATGGTCGATCCGGGCGTGCAGTTCTGGGACACCACGACCAGTGCCACGATCAACGCACCGGCTTCGGCCTGGACCGCTGGTCTGTTTGCCTGGACCGATGCCACCTACGGTTTCTGGGCCTCGCCGTCGAACAAGGAGTTTGTCGGCATCACCGGCACTACGCGCCCGATCGAGTTTCTCGACGGCGATCCTTCCTGCCGGGCCAACGTGCTGAACAACGCGAACATCACCACGATCATTCGTGATGACGGCTATCGCTTGTGGGGCAACCGTACGCTGTCCAGCGATCCGAAATGGAAGTTCGTCACCCGCGTGCGCACGCTGGACATCGTCATGGACGCCATCCTCTACGCACACAAGTGGGCGGTGGACCGCTCGATCACCGCGACCTACGTCAAGGACGTGACCGAAGGCCTGCAAGCCTTCATGCGCGACCTGAAGAACCAAGGCGCGATCGTCAACTTCGAGGTGTATGCCGACGAAGAGCTGAACACGTCCAGCGAACTGAGCGACGGCAAGGTGTACTGGAACATCCGTTTCACCGACGTGCCGCCGGCCGAAAACCCGAACTTCCGCGTGGAGGTGACCGATCAGTGGATCACTGAAGTGCTGGACACCGCCGCCTGAGGAGGCCGCTTTATGATTTTGCCCAAAGTGACCCTTAAGACCGACGTGTGCACCCAGGTGCGCCTGCTGGAGATCGTCAAGGACGCCATCCTCTATGCGCACAAATGGGCGGTCGATCACTCGATCACCAACACCTACGTCAAGGAAGTGACCGCCGGCCTGCAGGCATTCACTCGCGACCTGAACAGCCAGGGAGCGAGCATCAATGTCGAGGTGTACGCCCCCGAAGAGTTGAACACCGGCAGCACACTCAGCGAGGGCAAGGCGTACTGGAACGTCTGGCTCACCAAGCTGCTGTCGGGCGAAGAGTCCATCCACCGCATGGAGGTGACCGATCAGTGGGTCCCGGAAGTGCTGTTGCCTAAAGAGGCCGCTTTATGATTCCGCAAGTGCTCTACAACACCAATCTGTTTGTCGACGGTGTCAGCCTGCAAGGTGACGTGCCGAGCCTGACCCTGCCCAAGCTGACGCTCAAGACCGACGAGTACCGCGCGGGTGGCATGGACGCGGCAGTGGAGCTCGACATGGGTATGGAAAAGCTGGAAGCCAGCTTCCTCACCAACGGCGTGCGCCGCGAGGTGCTGAAATTCTTCGGCCAGGCCGACCTGACCGGGTTCAACGCTTCGTTCCGCGGTGCCTTCAAGGGGCAGGGAGGTGCGACCACAGGTGTGATCGCCACTCTGCGTGGCGGACTCAAGGAAGTCGATCCGGGGGACTGGAAGGCGGGCGAAAAAGGCGAGTTCAAGTACGCCGTCGCGGTGACCTATTACAAGCTGGAAATCGACGGCAGCGTGATGTTTGAAATTGATCCCCTCAACTCGATCCGCGTTATCGACGGCATCGACCAACTGGCCGCCGTGCGGTCTGCCTTGGGCATGTAAGGAGCCACACCATGAGCAATGCAAAAGACAACGCCCTGCCCAAGTGGCTGCAACTGGGTGATGGCATCGCCACCGTCGTCCTGTCTCGACCGAGCGAGGCCAACGGTATCAAGGTCGACAAGCTGACTCTGCGCGAGCCGACGGTGCGCGAAATGCGTGCCGCCACCTTGCAAGGCGGGAGCAACGAAGAAGAGCAGGAAATGGTCCTGTTCTGCAGTCTGGCAACCATCGGTCGGGGCGATCTGGAGGGGCTGCTGATGCGTGATTACCGTCGTCTGCAGACCGCCTATTTTCGTCTGGGAGCAGACGACGGGGTTTAACCCCAAGCTGCAAAAAGCCCTGGCCAAACGTTTGGCCGCTGAACTGAATTTTTCAGCGGCCGAGATTCAGGGCTTGTCGTTTTCCGAGATGGTCTGGTGGCTCACGGACTGAGCCTAATCCTCGCTCCCATAGGTAACCTCCATGGCGAACAAACTCTCGCTCGGGCTGGTGATTGGCGGCGCCGTCGATTCTTCACTCGGTGCCGCCTTCAAGAACGTCAGCGGCGAAATGAAAAAGCTCGAGGCGCAAACCATGCGCGCCAAAGGTTTGCAGAAAGTCATCGGCGAGACCATGCGCCTGCGCGATGAATGGAAAAAAGCCTATGACAGCGGCGCGGCGAATGCCGGTGCGCTGCTAAAAAAGCTGGAGGCCAATAACGCCAGCCTGAAAAAGCAGGGGATTGAGGTCGGGCGCCTGAGTAAAGAATACATGGCCCTGGGCAAGGTGGTGCGCAGTGCCGAGTTCAAGGCCAAAGGCATGGGTCAGGTGCAGGACGGGCAGGAAAGCCTGCGCAGTGGATTTGGCACGGCGGTGGCCGGTACCACGCTGGCGGCCGTACCGACCAAGGTCAGCGCGGACTTTCAGGCGATCATTCGCGACATCGCGATCAAGTCCGGTACCGCCAACACGCAGCAGGAAGTAAACACCGCCCGCGACATTGTCCAGACCTCAAAAGACACCGGCATGGCCAACACCCAAGTGGCCGAACTGGTGAACCAGTTGGTCGGTGGCGGCATGGATCTGACCGAAGCGCTGAAATATGCACCGGTGGCCGCCAAGTTTGCGGTCGGGCAGGGGGCGTCGGGCGCCGATACGGCGAAGATGATTCTGGCGATGCAGAACAACGCCAAGATCACCGACCCGCAGAAAATGGAACAGGCCTTGGCGTCGGTGGCGCTGCTGGGCCAGCAAGGCAGCTTCGAGGCGGCCTACATGGCCAAGTGGTTTCCGGAGCTGTTGGCGCAGATGGCCGGCACCGGCATCACCGGCCAGGAAGCGGTCACGCAACTGGGGGCAATGCTGCAGGTGCAGATCAAGAGCGCCGGCAGTGCGGATGAAGCGGCGAACAACCTGAAAAACTGGGTCGCGAAAATTGGCTCGGAGGACACGGTCAAAGGGTACGCCGATGCCGGAATTGACTATCAGGGCTCGATGAACGCGGCCATTGGCAAGGGCTTGTCGACTTTCGAGGCCAGCTTCGAACTGGCGCGCCGGTATGTGGAAAAGACCGACCCGAAAAAATCAAAGCAGTTCGATCAGGGGCTGACCCAGATCAGCCAGGAGACGGACCCGGCCAAGGCGCAAGCGATGGCCGATGCCTTGGCCGCCACCCTGCGGACCGGCGATCTGTTTGCCGACATGCAGGTCAAGACCGCACTGATGGCGTACACCCAGAACAAAAAATTCTACGCGGACCTGAAGAAAGGCGCCTCGGACCCCAGCGGTCCGCGCAAGGACATTCTCGACAAGAACCTGAGTGAGCGTCGCGAAAGCTCGTCGCAACGCTGGGCCGAAACCGGTCAAGCGTTCAACGATTCGCTGCGGGCCATTGGTGATGCCCTGCGCCCGGCGACGGATGCGCTGGCCACCGGTATCGCCGGCGCGGCGCGGGGCTTGACCGCGTTGTCCGAGCAAGCGCCCCAAGTGGTGCTGGGCCTGGCGGCAGTGAGTGCCGGGGCATTGGTGCTGGGTAAAGCCTGGGCCACGCTGAAGATCGGCCGGGGCTTGGCGAACATCGCGCGCGGTTCGGCCAGCGACCGGTCCAACATCGTGCAGCG